ATATCTTAAATTTCCTATCCCAAAAGATCCTGCAGTGCTTCCAGGTGTTTGAGCCACTCCGACATATGGTAAGGCCATTGTAGCTAAAGCTATAGGGTTAATTTTACCAGATTGTTTGTACGCTCCTGCAGCGTAAACAAGTGGTGCATAAGGTCCAGCTAAAGGTGCAGCAACCTGCATAATACCTGCAAGTTCTTTAGGTACTATTTTTTTGACTGCTTTACCTATTGGCTTTGTTACTTTTTTTACTAGCTTTTTAAGTCCCATATTATCTTCTATTTTGTTTTAGGAAACAAATCAAGGGCAGGCATGATGACTTTGACATCTCGTCTAATCTCTGCTTCTGGCACCCCTTTTTCTTTCCATTCGTCCTCTGTTTTGTATACCTCGCCTGTTTTTAGGTTAGATATAGTTGTTATAATTTTCTCTGGTTTTAATACTTGCATTATGTTGTCACCTCTCTTGGTTCTATTTCTAGAATAGATGCTATTACATGTAGCTCGTTTGCATCACTAGCTTGTACTTTCAAAGCCTCACCTGCCTCCATAACAAGAGGTTGAGTTAATAGCTCTGTTGTAGCATTTGATGATATAGCTTTGCTTTTAAATAAACTAAATATGTTAGACGATGCGTCTACCAAAGTCACTGTTATACTGGCTCCTGATCCTGCATCCTCTGATACTAAAATCGATTTGATTACAGATGTTTTAAACGATGGCACTGTGTACAGTGTTGTAAGATCTGTAGTTGTTAGGTCTGCTTTTTTATTTATAAAACTATTCGCCATTAATTAATAAAGAAGTTTTCAGCTTCCATCTCATCTTTTAAATCTTGTTGATACGTTGTGTTTAATTTTTGTATCACACCGTCAAGATCTCTAACTTGTGCGTCAGCAACATCTTGTCTGTATACTTCACTAGGTCTTGTTAATACTTGTACTATCTTTGCCATTATACTATTGATATCGGAGCTGTATAAAGTTTGTTAGGGTCAGCATCCATTTGTTTTAATTGTTCTAAAGCATTTTTTTCTCCTTCAGTCATAGGTTCTCCTCCTAAAGGTTCCATTCCTGCTTTTTTCTCTAACATTCTCATTTGTATTAATGCAGGACCAGCTACTTTTGCTAATAAATTATTTTCTGGTCTCTCAGCTAGTAAAGGATTATTTCCTGGTTTATATGTTCCATCGGGAGCATAAATATTATCTTTAAAAGGATCTCCTGTATTAAATGTGTCAAAAGGAAAACTTAATTGTTCGGCAAGTAAATTATTTGCAACATTAGTATCAGTAATGCCTCTTTCTAAATTTAATTGAGCCATGGCATCTCTAAAAGTAGGATTACCTCTAGCTTGTGAAACTATACCTAAATCATCTTCGGCATCAAACATTGTACCCTCTGTTATAGGAACTGAAACAGGGTTATTTATTGTTCTCATTTTATTCGTAGTGCCTATTAAACTTTCATTTATATTATCAGGCACGTTTTGACCAAGAACACTATATAGGTCTGCTAAACGATCTAAAGTTAAGGCAGTAAAAGGTGCGTCTCTACCCATAATGTTTGAAATACTTTTTTCTGCTCTTCTAATATCTCTAGCTCTTTCAAATTCAGCTTGAGTTCTTCTAGTTCCATCAGGATTAAATCCTCTTAAATTTGCAAGTCTATTAAATAGACCTCCTAAACCTCTAGTTATAATTCCTGTGGGGGAAAACCTAGTAGGATTAAATCTAGTAATAGCACTTTTTACTCTATCAAAAAAACTTGGCGGATCGTCTCCACCTCCTCTATTTGTAAAACCAGGACCTGTGAGTCCCATGGCTTGCATCATCCTAGCATTATCATCTTCTTGATCATCTCCGTTATTTCCTCCACCTGAACCTCCGGTAGATCCTCCTCCAGGATTTGACACGTCTCCCGTATCCTCTTCATCTTCTGTAAAACTTGGTATACCCATAGGAGTCATTCTTCCTGATCCACCCATGGCTTTTAATATGCCCGCTTCTTTTGGATTTATGTAAGCAAGAAATTCTCCATCAGGGGCCATCATTTGAGCATCATTTAATGATACTCCACCTTCTGCTAATAATTGTCGTGCTATTTGTGCTCTTGTTATACTCATTATCTTCTACCATCTGGTTGTATATCTAATCTAAATGTACCGAGCTTCCAATCTTGAGCTGTGCTTGTGTTTTCTATCTTCAAAGCTACTGCTCTAGCTCTTGCTCGTGTATCTACTTTAGTCGTTGATGAGCTAATTGTAAAGGGTCCTAATGAGGAGCTAGCTGCTGTATCATTAGAATAATTCTTTAAATTTAACGTTACTCTTGTATCTCCTGTTTGAGATACAAAATCTGGCACGAATCTTCTTATCTTCATCAAGAACTCACCATCACCTCTTAAATCTGCTCCACCTTCTTTTGTTGATGTAATGTCATAATCTCCAGATGTAATATTAGCTGTGATAGCTGTAACCGTACCACCTTTGACTTGATCAGTTCCTGTTTCGTGTTGATAGTATGTTGATATACCATCCGTGTTCCCTTGTACGTATGTAGAAGAACTAGATCCTTCAACACCATCTGCATCGTATTCTAGTGCATGTGGATTACCAAATACTGCAGAGTCTGCCCATGCTGTTCTAGATAGTGTGCCCACCGTCCAAACAGGTCTTTGTGCTTGTGAATCAAAATAATTGTACGATACCATTCTATTTACAACTGCTGAGTTTGATGTTGGGTAGAACCACATAATCTCACCAAACAAATTGTTTAATCCAGCTGCTATCATCTGATTACCAGAATCTAAATTAATATCATCATAAACATAGTCTTCTACTAAACACGGTAAGGATTGTAGAGCACCAGCGTACTTGAAAAAACCATTCTCTGACATCCAGTATGCAGCGCCGTCTACCTCTACTGCTGCGTTCTTACCTACAAGGCCACAGTTCGTTCCAACTTGTACGAATGCAAATGTAAAAGGTTGACCTACAAAACGCATTAAGAATAAAGCTGTGTCTGTATAAACATAGATTGCATCTCTACCTCTAATAGCTCCCATGATCCGTGATCCGTCGGCCAGTCTTTGTGTACCAGCTGTATTAGTTGCTGTAGGTGTATACGTATTAATATCTTCTTGATTGGAGAATCTAACAAACATATCGTCTTGTGTAGACTTATCACCAATCGTTGTTTCTGTACCAAAGAACACTAAGTGTCTGTCCGGTGTTGATACTAGCATATGTCTTGATGCTGTAGGTGCACCTGAAATAATTGTTGCTCTTGTAGATGTTGCATCTGAAGCTGCAGAGTTCCATTCGAAACACTCACCATCTACAATCAAACAAATAGCTTTGTCACCGAAGTTATCAATAGACCACATACCAGGGTCCACGATCAAATCTCCTGATGCCGCTTCACCCCATGCTACATAGTTTGAAGAGTTTGTTACTGTTGCTCCAGCAGAGTGTGATGCCGCTGTTGTATTTCTAACTCCTCTTGTAACACCTGTAAGTGTGTTTGTGGATATACCTGTGTAAGATATTTCTTCAGTTCCTATTTGTATAAAGTTTGTACCTGATGATGGAAACTGTGATGCATCAGTTAATGTTATAGTCGTTGTAGAGTCGTTTATGTCCGCTGCTAAAGTAGTTGTAAAAGCTCCTACTTCTTGTCCGCCCCAAGATCCAAGTGACCAACCAAAACCTTGTGCCTGTACATCTGGTCCAACTGTATAATAGTGTCTAACTCTTATACCACCAGATTGTGTAGCACCCGATCCTGTTTCAGCTGATGGCATTGTAATTGTAATCTTGTTTGATGATGGCACAGTAGTTACCATAAATCTTATGTCATCAAAATCAGATGCACCAAAATTTGAATCTGTGATCGATGAAAAGTTATCTAATAAAACAATGTCTCCTGCTGTAATACCATGATCACCAGAAAAGTTTATTGTAATTTCAGTTGATCCGTTAGTTGTGCTAAATGCATTAGTAAGACTTGTTGTAGATTTGATTGGATGTATGTCGTAAAATACACCGCCTGAATATGCATATAAAATTCTATTTGACCCTATGATAGAATACTTTCTACCCAAACTATTTGTAAATTGATGTAAAGCTCTTACAGCTCCTGTAACATTATCTGCTCCAAGTTGCTTCCAACCACCTATCTTTTCAGGTGTTCCATATCTAAAACGAACATTATCACAGTCTATCCATTGGCTTTCTGCACCAGTGGGCGTGACTTGTTTATTTATACCAGGTAAAAAGTTAACCTTCTGTAACATAGAACTCCAGATTATATTAGGTTGCTTTGATTATCAACCAGTTTTGGGTATACCCAATAGGGGTCTTTTATCATACAAATTGGTCTTTGCAAACCTTCCATCTGCATGATTATAGTGAAGAAACACTTGACCACATAGGTCGCCTTCAAATGGTTTTCTCCAGTGTTCTAGCTCACAGCCAGAATAGATAAGCATATCTCCAGGTTTTAGATTAACCTCTACACCAATATGTGCGCCTGGTTTATGTATACTTTTGTATTCATCGATAACATTGTTCTCACCTGTTGGATCAATATAGATTGGCCAAGGGTCACCACCTAGATTTAGTGTTGTAGATATTTCACAACTTGGTCTATCTTTATGCCTTCTTAAGATATTACCTTTTCTATAAAGTCTTGTGTAAGAATAGGTTGGTATTAATCTAAGTCCTGTTTTCTTTTGCATGACATCTATGGTTTTGACCAACAATGTTTCCATTAATCTATCTGCATATTTAGCGTATGAGTTAGGAACCTGTGAATCGTGAAAGTTACCTACTAAAGGATTACCTGGATGTGTAGCATAGTTTTTAATCATCCAGTTATCTGCTTCTGCAGATATTTGTAAATATCTATATGCTATTTCTGCTACGTCTTTAGATATAGCATTACGTATAACTTGATATTTTTTCTTAGCAAAACTCATATTTGTATAAAATTGTAAGATACTGATATTCTCCAGTTCTTTTCACCTTTGTCTGTATTCATATTTATATCAACACCATGGGGAAGCCAAGATGGAAAAAAGATCATTCTGCCTTCTACTGGTTCATAAGCACATACTCTCCATAACTGTTCAGGTAGATTTTCGACTCTTCTAGGCATATGTGTATTTGGTCCTGGTCTAGGATCTTCTAAAAATAGTTTGCCTGAGTTCTTCGGTACTTTGATATAGTATACACCTGACCACATTGAGTTAGGGTGTGTATGTGTTTTGTTATAGCTATATGTTGGATTAATATTGGCCCACATATTGCCAAGACCTAGTTTACCTTCAATACCAAAATCCATATTGCATTCTTGTGCCATTTTAAATAATTCATCGATAAGAGGTTTGTATTCTTTTCTCTTATCCATATCTGTTTTGCTGTGCCAACCAAAACCAGAGTTTGTTTTCTTCTCTCCTTCAGGATCTGCCTTACGCCACTTTTTTATTTCTTTAAATAAATATTTATTAAGTTCTTTTGCGTTAGGTATATCTTTAAAATAAACAGCAGTTGGAAATAGTATCTTTCTTTGTAATTGACTCATTTAAACGGTGGTCCTCCAAACCACATTACTAAAGATCTTCTTGTACCTCTTTTAACCGGTGCAACTTTGTGTCTTAGAAATGATCCAAAGAATATTGCTTGTCCCTGTTTCAAGGGTAGTGGTTTATTATTACCCATCTCTGAAAATAATAAATCTCCACCTGTAAATTCTTTAGGATCAGATAGCAGACAAGTCATAGATATTTTTCTAATTGGATTCTGACCTTCTTGACCGAATGCATTTAAATCCATGTGCCAATCATAGAAACCACCTTTTGGATATTCTGTAAACTGTGCAGGTTCTGTAAGTCTAACACCATCAAACATAAAGTGATTTAGATTTACAATAGATAATTGATTCTCGATAACTTTATACATCTCTGGCATCTTAGCAAAAGGTATCCATGATATTGTTGTCACTCGCTTCTTCGTATCATATGCACCTTTCTCGCCTCCACCAACTTTAGCTTTCTCTGGTGCTTCTTGGTGACCAGCATTTATAATCATCTGACATTGTTCAGGTGTAAATATAGGTTGTGTAGTTGTGGCAACATACGATTGCCATCTAGGCATTCTTGGTATCATTTTATATATCTAACTCCTCGTTTTGTCCCATGCCTGTTCGTGAAGATACTGGATTGTAATCAACATCAACATTACAAACTAAAGTTCTTCTTGTTTCTTTGGTAGAATTAAATGGATAAACACAGTGTCTCATATCATATGGAAAAACATAAAAGTCACCGATCCTCATATTAGGTGAATAATCTGTTTTAGAGAATTGACCATTAGCTGAACCAATAATCTGTAGTCTACCATTCATAGGTTTTGATTCTGCTGAGTATTCTATACCTGTATCTTTTGGTAATTTTAAAACCATCACAGAAGATAAACCTGTATAGAGTTTACCTTGGTGAATATGCACAGGATTATATTCATTAGCTTTCATTTCATTAACCCAAATAGAATTTATGGATTTTTGTGTTGGACCAATTTTATTCCAATCTGTGTAATGATCAAAAACAGTATGAAACCATTTAAGTATATCTTGTGGCAAGAAACAATGCTGGTGCATTTTATCATTGTTAGGACCTGAATAAAATAAAGATACTTCATCTTGTATTTTACCGACTAACTGTTTGTTTGCTTTTGGTAATTGTTTCTTTTGCTTTTCATAGATCTCATTAAGACCTACAAATATTTCTAAAGGGACCTGGTATTTTAAGACCGTCTGACCTAGATAAACGAAATCAAATTTCATTTTACTTCTTTAGTTTCTTTTTCTCTTTCGGT